ACGGTCATTCGCAAAATCATCTGCGCGTACAACAATAGTGTTTGTTTTCATCGTAGGATCAAACTTGTCAGAAGAATTAATGATTGTCCTATACTCTTTTCCCATAGGCAGCTTAGCCGCCTGTAAAAGACAATTTTCAATAAGTTCTCCTAAAGTAGTTTTTCCCTGTGAACTTTCGCCAAACAATTCGATAGCAAAAGGTGCTTCACGAATTGAACCTGCTAATTTCAATGAAACGTAATCATTACGCATTGTCAACAATTTTGTATAACGATCCGTAGCAATTTTACGTTCAAAAGCAGGTGCTGAATTCATGTATAATTTCAAACGACTCGTAAATTTCTCAAGAGTCATATCAAATTCATGATCTTCCAGATTGCGCATCTTTTTCAAATTTCCATTGCGCACAAGATCCCACATAGCACAAATATCAGCGTATTGGGCATCCATGTCAGATGAATCAGCATTGCCAACTATTAAAGGTGTGATACTACGTTTTTGGAAGCACATCCATGCTCCTTCAACAAAATAAAGAACAAAGTTCAATATAGAATCAATGAGACTCTTTGTATCCAAAGTTTTGACACATGCATCAGCGTCAAAAATTTTAAAACCTTTAACAGAAAAGTTCAAATCAGTGGTGCTACACAATCCTAGAGACACCACCATGCACATGAGTTTCATAATCTGTGCAGTTAATCCATTATCGATAATCAAAGACCAATTTTGGACGAGATCAGAAAACAAATTTAGCCAAGCTGGTTTGTCACCAACTGTGCCAGAATGTGCATCAAATGCGCTGGTATATTCTCGTGCACGTTTATGTCTGTCATCATACTCAATGTCGTGAAACAATTCTGAGCAATATTCGTAAACAGAACGTGCTACTGAGAAATTTGTTCGAGCTTTGACATACAAGAATACAATAGATAAAAATTGAGTTAAAGAGGCACACCCCTTACATGCTACTAATAAAGCAACAATGTCTTCAATTTCATCGAGTAAAAAGCTTGGTACATCAAAATTTCCAGCTACAAGTTGGGCTAAGCCCATGTGTGGTGTGAAATTTTTCCTTTTCTTACCACGTTTATGATGATCTTTGGCTTGAAATTTCTGCCTAAACGCAGTTTTGATATCTTCTGCGTATTTAAAATCATCTGGACCCCATAGTTTGCGATCAAATTTCTCTGCATCTTTGGGATCAATTTTGGGTGTTTTTGAACTCATTTGTGGTCTGTATGAAACAAAACCACATGAATTTCTTAAATTTGAGTAAAAACGAGTCAGGCGCATGTTCTGCACCTTATGTTTCAACTCAACAAAAACTTCTGCCATAAACTCTCTGTGAATCATATTATCGAGGTCGGCAAAAACCTCTTCATATTCGTTGACTTGGTCAATCATATTTTGCATAACGTCAAGATCGTAATCAAGTGGCGCTAAGCTTTCAGGCTCAGTTCCTACTGAGCTCAAATCAATTTCGGACAATCCAATGGACTGTTCATCAATGTCGTGTAAAAAGTTCATGGTCAAATTGGAATAGTAAACGTACTACCCCAACTCAACCACAAACCCAAAAAGGGAATGTGGATGAAGTTAGGATCCCCCTCAACCTAATAACAATCATAGTACACTGGGTTCGAAACCAGTAACTCATGCTTTGAGTATCGAGACCAACTCCCTATGCAAGCACAGGGCATATGGTGAGAGGGCGGCGGTGTACACGCCTGGTCAGGTATTCGAATTGTTCCGAACTATCGTCTAGTCGGTTCTAGCCCCATAAAGACCGTGCAGGAGTGATTCAACCTGCTTCACATATAGAAAGTTACTCCAAGGAGGAATATGCTAGTGACTATAAAAGTTTAGTTATCCTCTTCACTATCGCAGTGAACTATCGACTCAAAAGAGTCTGAATCATGCTGTCAATTAAGACGCAAGGTATTGCTCGTAGGCAAACCTTTTCAGGGTGTATTGTTTGAA